ATGGCTCTGGTGGTTAACAAGGTCTTGGTCTTGGACTCCGACGTCCGATCCTTGGTCATCGAAAACACCGGAACTGCTGTCTCGAAGCTGTTTCTCCTACAAGCCTAAGGAATCACCATGAAACTCGTGATCTTTAACAAGTCCGACTCTCAAGTCGAAGTCCCCGTCGAGAACACGGATGGCACTAAGACGTCGGTCTTCGTTCAGCCTAAGTCAAAGGCCAAGCTCTCTCCAGGTCAATCTGTTCCAGAGTTGTTCCTGAAGAAAAACGCTGCCCGGGTCAATACGGTTGATCTGGACCCTTCTTCGAAGAAGTAACAACTGGAGTTAGAACACCATGGCTTCTCTTACTCGTCGAGCTTCAGACGTTCGTATCAACGAAATCGATCTGACCACATCCTTGGCCGGAGCCAGTGCTACTACCGCTGCCATCGCAGTGGTGAGCGCTCAAGGTCCGGACTTCCCTAAGTTCTATTCGAACCTGGACGACTTCTATTTTGACTTTGGCTTGCCTAAGGCCTCTACGTCTTTCGACCACTACAGCGTCCGTGACTTCATGTCCGAAGGCAACTCGCTCTGGGCTGTGCGAGCTCTTGGTGATGGTGCCAAGTTCTCGGGTTGCTTGGTCAAGCTGAACACCAGCTTCGAGACGGTCATCGTTCCGCTGACGAATGGTGTTGTGGACCCGGAAAACATTGACTGGGGCGCTTTGGTCACCTCCGGCGAGACTCCTCTCTTCGTCTTCACGCCGAAGAANNGGTCAAGGTTCCTTCGGCGATAACCACGCTATTCAAATCGAGAGTGAGAACCTGTCGGCTCCCGGCAACACTCGAGTGACCTCTACCTCTACTGGTGGTCAACTCCTGGCTGGTTCTTACGAGTATTTTGTCTCTGCTCTCGGCAAGAACGGCGAGACCCTGTCCTCGGCTCCCATCTCGATGGTTATCGGTTCCTTGACTACCACGAACGCCAACCGCGTTGAGTGGGATCTGGTTACCGGTGCCTTGGGGTACGTGGTCTACGGGCGTGCTCCGGGTTCCGCAGGCTTCATTGCCCAAGTAGGCGGCGGCACGAACTTCTTCGTGGATACCGGTATCACTCCTCCGGACCTGAGTCGGGTGCCTCTGGCTGACGCAAGCGAGCTGGCTGCCCCGTCAACTATCTTCAAACTGAAGATCTTTGACCTCTCCTTCAACACCTCGGTGCCTGTCGAGACGTTCACTTGTTCTCTGGACGAGCAAACTGATGACGTCGGTGCCCAAATGGAGACGACGCAACGCGTTAATCCATTCTCGCGTTACCTGCGAGTGGCTTCTAACGTCAGCTCTCTCATGACGCTGCCGCTGTTGCGCTCGACGAACCGCGTACGTCTGGCAGGTGGTGCCTCGGGTTCTGCTCCGACTACTGCTCAGCTCCTCTCGGCCTGGAATATGTTCTCCGATAAGGAGAACTACCGTATCGACCTGCTTTTGAACGGTGGCCGGGTCTCTCCTGCTCTGCAACGTGGAATGGATGCTCTAGCTGAACGTCGCAATGACTCGTTGGCTATCCTGGACGCACCGTCTACAGCTCAGGGCGCGCAGGATGTGGTGGACTACCGCAACCTGGACCTGAATCTGAACTCGTCCTACTCGACTCTGGTCACTTCCGACCTGCTTGAGATCGATCCGGTTAACGGCAAGTTGCTGTTCGTTCCCCCTTCCGGTATGGTGGCGGGTCTGATTGCTCGTACGGCTCGAATCGGTCAACCTTGGTTCTCTCCGGCTGGTCTGAACCGTGGTCTGGTTCGAGTGAACGACCTGCGGTTGCGTTTCGATGACGGAGAGGCTGGTCTTCTCTACACGAACAACATCTCCTACTTCCGCCGTTTCAGCGGGCGTGGAATCGCGTTCTGGGAGCAGAACACTCTGCTGAACCGCAACTCGGCATTGCAGTTCATCAACGTCCGAATCCTCTGCAACATCATCAAGCGTGCTTCGTACGACTTCCTGTTGTACGGCCTGCAAGAACCCAACGATGACATCCTGCGTAAGCAGCTGCAGTTCGG